TACTATTTATTTGATTTTTATTGACCAAAATGTAATTTACTCTGTCCCAAGAAATACCTAACTTAAGCGAGATTTGTCTGGTATTCATTCCACTATCACATAGTGTGAACACTTTTGGAAACAAATCTTTGTTTTTTGTTATATAGATATTGAATATTTGTTCTCTTTTTTCTATTGACCACGTAGAACCTTTTCTGGCTTCTGCTGATTTAAGACAATTATGAAGTCTATTTTGTAGTGCTTTTTCAGACCATGTTTTATTTTTCATTTTTTCAATAGTTTCAGGTTTGTGTCTTCGTCCAAAAGAAGATATTTTTGTTTTTTCAGAATGAATTAATCGTTGTTCAGGTGTCCAATATTGGTCTAGTGATTCTTTAAAACATTTTTTTGCATACTCATAAATCCTACTACTAGGTGTATATCTCCCCTCACCTATATTCTTAACGTTAGCAAGCATTTGTAGGGCAAAAATCATTTTATATCTTGCGTTACCAATAGTCATTTTTGTAAGTAATAAATGACATACAAAATGTTCTCTTGCTGTTAGAATTGCTAAGTTTTCTTTATCATTGGTTCCACCCAATGAACTAGGAATAATGTGGTGTTTTTCTGTGTAGCCAAATATAGTTCTATCATTAGCTCTGGTGATTATTGAATTATACCATTTGGTATATTTATTGTCTAAATACATTTGCTGGTGCTCCTTGTTAGCATTAGAGTAGTTGGGGAGTGGACGCCCGCGAACTACACTATTATTTATTCTTACCGTTGTAAAAAAGTTGGTCTTCCGTTATTACACGAAAGCTAAAGCCTTGTGCTTTACAGTATGCATTGGCTGCTGTCCACTTAGCATGATTGATTGCAACTATCATCTTATCTCTTGCAGTTGCTACTTTACTTTCAATAAGACTTTGTTTCTTGGGTTTGATTTCAACTACTTCTGCAATAGTTTTGCCGTATTTGTTTTGATACACAATAAAGAAGTCAGGTATATATGTAGTGACTTTACCTGTAAATGGATGACGATAAGGTATTCTAATTGATTCACTTGCCCATTTAAGAACACTTTTGTTGTTATCACAGAACATCATAAATGTCATTTCCCAACCCGACCTAAATCGAGGTTTACCGTTCCCTAAATATTTTTCTGGGTTTTGAACTTCAAAAATACCTTGGGCAAATTTGCTCATACCACAATGTTACGTTGTACTGGTTGATTGGGGGACGGAAGTTGTGTTATGCCATACAATGTGGCATTAGACTTCATAGTATTAAGATAATAAGCCATTTCACTAGTAACTTCAAAAGTAGGCTTACCTTTAAAATTATCCAATAATTCAATCACTGAAATGCCTGTTGCGCCGGCAATTCTAAACAAATATTGTGTAAAATTACTTGCTATTTTAGTTGTTGAACATATAGTTTGAAAATAACTAGAAACAATATCGTATTCAGACCCGTTAATAATCAATGAGTCATTGAATACTTCATCAAATGTTTTGACTGTGTTATTAGTTGAATCTACTGTGTTTGCCATTTAAATATCCGTTATTTTATATTTGATGGATTATTAGTGCTATTTTTTCCTGAAGGGAATAACTGTTTAGCTCCGGCTTGAGCACTTTGTGTTAATGCTGGACCTACATAACTTTTTACATCACTCTTAAGAGCATTAACGATGCCAGATTTATTATTAAAAGTAGACGCAATATTACCTGCTCTCTTTAATGCACCTAAATAATTACCATTTTGTATGTCAGATAATACTCCACCTGCACTATCTAATAATCCGTTTGGTCCCATAATACTTGATGAGACTGCTGACCCTAATGGACTACGTGACTTATCGTATCCGCCACCTATAACAAAGTCATCAGTAGTAGCGTTACCGCCACCTCCACCTGAAGTTAATGCTTTACCATCAAGACCACCTTCGTAGTATTTTACTGACTCATAAGCAACAGTCATTGTGTTTGTCATAGTACCATTAGCTTGACTATAATCATAATTGTCATGCTTGAAGTTTGTAATGATAGGGTTAATCAATTGATAACAAACAAAACTATTTTGATTGAAGCCATATATATTAATTACATTAAAGAAGTCTTGTTTAAATCCGAGTTGAAAATTTTTATCAGGTTCGTGGCGACTACCATCATAACCCCAAGAAATATCTTCATTGGCAGCATCTAAGTTTTGATATATATTGCGTTGTTGATTTGGTCTAGGACCAACTTGGCTTGTCTTAGCTTTTCCGTCAGTTGTAAAATTACTTGGGTCTTTGTAGTTGTATGTGTAGTAATTATACCACAGGTTACGTACAGTATTTGCATTATCATCATGGAATGTAATGTTGATATCGCTATATTTGATTTTGGTTTGAACTACACGTTTGCGATTATACTGATTCATTACATGAGTATCAAACGTAAAGCTAGGTAAGTCAACTGATTTAACTGTTAACCCATATGGAATATTCGTTGCATTTAATGACGGGTTGATGTCAAAATATACGTGAAAGAGAAACTTGAATTTAGGGCTGTTTGAATACCCTGCTGTTCTGAATGTTTTGGAAGCGTGTTGGTAATCACGTAAGTAGTCTGTACTGAAAAATCCCTTAGAAATTCCATTAATGAAACTGCTAGGGGATTCTCCTATGATTTGCTCAAAAAGACCAGCCATTTGATGTTGTTAGCTATTAAGTGCCAAAACCAGTGACTGATGTACCAACACCTCTACCAACATTAATACCAACACCAGATGAGTCAACTGGAGATTGAATTGCGTTATCAAAGCGAACTGTTAAAGCAATAGTAACTGGTTCGTTTGTTGCATAGTTTAATGTGTTATAGTTAACTGTTTGCAAGAAACACCCATATAATTCCCATGTTTCTAATACACCAGGAGCACTTGCACCGTTGTTACCATCAAGTACTTGATAGCGAACTGTAAACTTATAGTCTTGTCCGCTGCCTGCACTTGCTTGATTAACAAAGTCCATTTGTTTCTGTAATTGTTGACCTACTAACTTAGCAACATTGCCTTGGGCATCATCACGTAAATTGATAGTAGTTGTTTGCCAAGTATGTTTACCAGCCAAATACAACGTTGAGTTGTAAATTGGTACTGTAATTTCTTGGAATTGAACTTGAGGTCTTGCAACGTCAATAACTTGTTTAGTTAATTCTGATGTTGCACCACCCAATCCAAATCCATCGAACAATACTCTGAAACGATATTGTAGTTTGGGCATCAACAGACCTTGGGCGCTAGGCGCATTGTCTGCCCCCACTGTCATGTTAAATAATGCCGCTGATACTGATGCCATGTTTATGTCTCCTTAAATATATTTATCTTATTTTAATTTAGCGATTCCACCAGTATTCAAAATACGAACTGGAATGTAAATAAATTCTGCTGCCTTAACTGGTTCGATTGCAATATCAATATACAATTCGTTACGGTCAATACGGTCAGCAGTATTATTACTGTCATCACATACAACTAAGAAGTCATATAAACCACGTTTTGCAATTAAGTCAATAAACAATGTTTGTACAACACCTTGTATTTGACTACGTGTTAATGCATCGTTTGGTTCGAATACGAACGGACGAGCAACAACTTGTAGACGCTCACGGATATAACATATCAATCTAGCTACGTTAATACGATCCAACGCACTCATTGTGTCTTTACTTGTCTTGTTACCATAATTTAGTAAGCCAACACCTGTGAAGAACGCCATTGGGTTAATCTGATTTGTGTACAATACATCACGGATGCTGTTACGATTCTTAACTACTTGGAATTCACCAGTGAATGCATCAATGTAACCGATGTTAGTACAATTATCAATTGTACCTCTACGTGTACCTGCTGGAGCTAACCAAGGATAAGCAATTGTGTCACTACGTAGAATTGTACGTAGAATCATGTGACTTGCTGGAACAACGGCTGGAGCACCTGTCAAGTCTGCTGTGATACCACTTGGATAGAAAATACCCATATACTCACTACGTCCAACTAAACCATCTTCGCCTGTTGCTGTTGCATTTTTTGCATTATTAGCCCATGCTGTAATCTCAGTTGCGCTATCTGACAAGCGCATTGGAGTGTCACCAATTACGAATGCAGTATTGTTTCTTTCATTGCTCAACTCAACCATGTCAGGTTGTAGTTCTGGATAACCAGGAGCTGCAATTAAGTTGATGAAAGTATCTTCTTCACGTACTGCCATATTTGTAGAGATAGATGCCTTCAATGCTTGTACGATTAGATTACGCTGTGCCTTACGACCCATGTAAGGTGAACCGTCTGCTTTTAATCCACTTACTGTTACCCATGCATTTGTTACGATAGGTAATGTGTTATCTGGATACTTAGCTTGTGTAAACCAATCTCTCTTAAATGCTTTTACATTGTACGCTGAACGGCGTGTGTTGAATAACAACATACCTTGTGGGTACAAGCTTGGATCAGGAGCATCTAAATCTAAGTAGTTGCTTGTTAATAATGACTTAATTGTTGGGATAGGATCATTTACTGGATCAATTGAACCAGATGTACCCCAACGTGCGTCAGCAAATAAGATACCGTCGCCACTTGTTTGGTCTGTATTATCAATCTTAACCCATGTATCAACACTATCAACACTTTGCCAACGATATAAAGATGGGTAGTTTTCTAAATCATTAGTATCTAACCATAAATCACCATAACTCAATGCAGTGATTCCATCACTTTGTGTTGTAGGTGCATCTGTATTCAGAATTACACCGTTAATGTCAGTAGTATTTACTGCTGGATTTCCGGCAGATACTGGACTTCCTGTATTATCGTATGCAATAGTTCTATAACCTCTCCATGCACCATTACGTTGAATCATAATATCAACTTGGTCAACTGCGCTGTAATACCAGTTAGCATTGTTAGGAGGATTAGTATAAGGAGCACCTTCATTTGCAGTATACTCAATACGTTTCCAATTTGTAGCTAAGTACAAATAACCCATGCTTGGCGCACCAGAAACATATGCTACTGAGCTAATTACAGTTGTGGTTGGTACCAATTCAATAACTTTTACTACTAAATCATTTGTTCCGTTACTGCCAAACAAACTACTTCCTCTAATAGTTATTAAGTCACCTACACCGTAACCTGTACCACCAGACTCAACTCCGTTAACACGATAGTAGTTACCTATCGCACTAACATTAAAGATAGCTCCTGAACCTGAATTATTAGATTGATATTGAACTGCATTTGCAGTAACTGCACCACCAACTGCACCTCTGATTACTTTAGGATTTACACCTGGTTGAAATCCTGCAGTGTTTAATACTGTAATATTGCTATTATTACCAGCAAGTCCCATGATAATTTCGCCACCTTCAGTATGTGTTATCTGAATTTGACCATTTATAACACTAGCAGTTGTAAAGGGAATATTTGCGCTTGTCCATGCTGTTACAAATTCGTTTGGTCCGGGTGTTCCGGTTGAGGGTAATGTAACAGTATAAACTGATGAACCTGATAGTGAGTTAGGAGTACTGACCCCAACGATAAAACTTGAATTTGTTTGAAATACTGGATTTACTGTTGTGCCGGTAACGATTGTAGGACCTGTCGTTGTTCTTTCATAGAAGTACATAGGACTTCCAGGAGATACTGAGTCATATCCAAAATCACCAATAATTGTTCCTTCAGGAATATTCTTACCACCAGTAGAATCTAATTTATAGTCAGCTTCTTCAATTGAAGAATACACAATTACTTGCTTAGAAATAAAAGCCGCTGAAGTTCTGTTAAACTCTGATAGTACTAGATTTATACCGTTACCAGCTGTACTTGTTTTTACCCACACACTACCTGTTGGTCTTGGTGTGTCTTGCCTTGATGTCCATAATGGCATTTGACTAGAAGTACCATATTGTACTGCTGGTTGCCAATAGTTACCAATTTCACTAATACCCAAGTAATCTGCTTCTAAAATATTAGGAGTAGACTCATCGGCTGTAAAAGTTAATTTAGTGAATGGTTCTGGACTACATGAATAGATTGCTAAACGTCCTTGAATTACATCTGCGCTTAGATAAGATATACCCAAACCATTAATTGCATCGGCTGCATCGCTTACTGTATTACCAGAAATTTCTACAGTGGCTGTAAATTGTTCAACACTGTTAGTAGTATAAGTAATTGTAAATATACCACCATCCAATGTATTTTGGGGTACTGCTGAAATTAATGTGGGTACAGCTTTTTTCCAATCTTCAGAACCTAATCTCACCCAAACATTGCTAGGAGCTTTGTACCAATATTGTCCGTCATTAAGTGGGTTGGCAGTAGCTGAGTAAATTGCATTAATTGCATAATTTCCTATATTACCGATACTGGTTAGAGGGACTCCACTTGGATCCACAAATTCTGAATCAGTGATAACTATAGGTGCTTTGTTCCCAAATTTACCAGTAATAGCATTGAACTCATAAATTCCCCACGTTGTATTAGTTGTATCTAACCAATATGTTCCATCTGATGGATCACCCTTTGGACGAACTAATGTTCCAACTAAACTACCCAAGTCAACGTCTGCACGTAGAACGTAACAACGATTAGTAATACCCAATAATGAGTAAGCAGCCAATAAGCCATATTCGTTTAATTCGTAACCATGAATTGGTGTACCATTTGTTGTCTTATAGAAGAACGGATTACCAAACAATGTAGTCAAGTCACGTTGACTTGTTATTTGATATAACTTACCTGCATTTGCCGCAGTTGTTCCGGATGCTACTGCTGTTCCGGCTGCATTTAATTTGTTTGTGGCTGTTGCTACTACTAATAAGGGTACAGAGCTGGAAGCGGCTGGTAAATATTGACTTTGGTCAATGATTGTTACTTGCGTTCCTGGTGATACTAATGCCATTTTAAATTTCCTTTATGTTATGATTGTGAGGGTTAACGCCCTAGTCGTATTAATATTTAGCAATAATACTAAAAAATGAGTGTTTAGCGTACCTTCGAAGGTTTCTAGCTAAATATAGTATGAGACCAATATGCGAGACATGCGGTAAGAACAATACTGCTGTAAATTACAAACGTGACGGTGTCACACATTATCGTAGTATGTGTGATGAGTGTGGTCGTAAGAAGAATAAGCTTAAGCCAAGAGAACCTAGTTGGCAAAAAGCGGGGTACAAGAAAAAAGCCACATGTGATTTATGTGGCTTTAAAAGTTTATATCCTAGTCAAACTACCGTGTTTCACATAGATGGAAACTTAGAAAGTACAACGTTTACTAATTTACGAACAGTATGTCTTAACTGTATTGAAGTAGTTAAGCGCAAAGACGTTCCCTGGCGTCGTGGTGATTTAGAAGTTGACTGATTGTATTGTGTAAATCGTCAATTGTTCCATTATTATCAATGTGGTGGTCGTAGTTTAATCCTACACTTGAGTATTCACTTGCATGAATTTTAGCTTTGTCTAGTTTAGCTTTACTCAAGGACCATAGACTATTTCCATTAGGACCTAGATTGTATGCTCTTGCCGCATCAT